GATCCTAATTACGCTGACAACTGGATTGACATCGCAGGATACGCTACGCTGGTGGCCAATCGTCTAGAAGGAAAAATCCAGTAACATGCCATCATGGTCCTATAGCAGCATCAAAACCTTCGACCAATGTCCGAAGAAGTACTTCCACCTCAAGGTTGCGAAGGATATCAAGGATGACCCGGGGGAGGCGGCTGTCTATGGGACCGAGGTGCATGAGGCCGCTGAGTTGTTCGTCAAGGACGGTACGCCCATCCCTGAGAAGTTCGCCTATATGCGTCCCATCGTGGAGCTACTGGCGAGTAAGCCGGGCGAAAAACTTACTGAGATGCGGCTAGGTGTAAAGAAGACGGATGCTAGCTTTGAACCGTGCGGCTTCTTTGACAAGGACGTCTGGTATCGGGGCATCGTGGACCTTCTGATCCTCAACGGTGACCGTGCTTGGATGATCGACTACAAGACTGGCAAGAACGCCAAATATGCCGACATGAAACAGCTGGACCTTATGGCTGGCGCGCTATTCGTAAAGTACCCAGACCTGAAGGTTATCAAGTCGGGACTGGCCTACGTAGTCAGCCATGAGTTCCCCAAGAAGACCCACAAGCGTGAGCATATGCACAAATATCTTGGGGTGTTCGAAGACCAACTAGACCAGTTGGAAGCGGCCATGGATAATGGTATATGGAACGCCAAGACGAGTCCGCTGTGCGGGTGGTGCCCCGTCACCACCTGTGAGCACTGGCGACCAAGGAGAAAGTGATGGCCCGAGACTACCGCGCTGAGTATGACAAGTACCATGCTCGCCCTGAGCAGAAGAAAAACCGTGCAGCGCGCAATGCAGCCCGTGCCAAGATGATGAAGGCTGGCAAGGTCAAGAAGGGTGATGGCAAGGACGTTGCCCATGTGAAGGCGTTCGACAAGGGCGGCAATAATGGCACGGGACTGCGTGTCGAGAGTAAGAGTGCTAACCGTTCGTTCAAGCGGGACAGCAAGGGCAACCTTGTGTCAGAGACGAGCAAGCGCGAACGGAAGAAAAAATGAGTGAGCTTAGTTGGTGCGTGATACAAGATGGCTATGCGGTAGCATCTGGGTTCGGTCCGAGAGACCGCGCCATTTCTGAGATGCTGCACTACGCCATGGTGTATGAACAAGATGGACCGGTTCAGCTGAAGACGCGGACCGCTGGGAGCAAATGGAAAATTTATGACGATGCAGATCGTAGAAAACAAAGCCCTTCTTCTGAAGGTACCTGACGCGTCCGTTGTGACGGACAGCATACATAGAAGCACAGAGGTATCCGAGGGCGTCCTTGTCAAATGGGGACACACTGAGGCAGAAATTCTGGCTAAGCTGGGGTTCGACGATACCCCATCGCCCATACTCAAGAGCTACCAATGGACTGGTAAGCTCACCCCGTTCGAGCATCAGAAGACCACAGCCTCGTTTCTGTCCATCAGGCGCAGGGCATTCTGTTTCAACGAGCAGGGTACAGGTAAGACAGCCAGCGTCATCTGGGCAGCTGACTACCTTATGAAGCGCGGCGATGTGCGGCGTGTGCTGGTGCTATGCCCCCTGTCGATCATGAAGTCGGCGTGGCAGCAAGACCTGTTCAAGTTCGCCATGCACCGGTCGTGCAGCGTGGCGCATGGCTCCGCCAAGCAGCGGGAGAAGATCATCAACGCTGGGGCTGAGTTCGTCATCATCAACTTTGACGGGCTGGCTATCGTCAAGGAGCAGATCATCAATGGCGGCTTCGACCTTATCGTGATCGACGAGGCGAACGCCTATAAGAACGCGCAGACCCACCGCTGGAAAATCCTCAAGCAGATCGTGAATACGATCAACCCCCGTATCTGGATGCTTACCGGTACGCCAGCAGCACAAAGTCCTCTTGATGCCTACGGCCTCGCTAAGCTGGCTGATGGCCCCAACTGCCCCAAATATTTCGGCAGCTATCGTGAGAGCGTCATGATGAAGGTGACCCAGTTCAAATGGGTTCCCAAGCCACAGGCGCAGGACATCGTGCATAGCATCCTGCAACCAGCAATCCGGTTCGAGAAGAAGGACTGCCTAGACCTGCCAGAGGTGACGCACATCGAGCGCGAAGCACCGCTCACGCCGCAGCAGGAAAAATACTACAAGCAGCTGAAAAGCCAGATGCTGTTCGAAGCTCAGGGCGAAGAGGTCAGCGCGGTCAACGCAGCGGTCAAGGTCAACAAGCTACTCCAGATCAGCGGAGGTGCAGTCTACACGGATGATGGCCAAGTGCTGGAGTTCGACGTGTCCAACCGGCTCAACGTGGTGCTGGAGGTTATCGAGGAAGCCAGCAACAAGGTGCTGGTCTTCGTGCCATTCACCCATACCATCGAGCTTCTGCGCGCTAGACTGGAGAAGGAAGGCATCACCTGCGACGTCATCAATGGCAAGGTGCCGGTCAACAAGCGCAGCGACATCGTTAACAGGTTCCAGACCAACAAAGACCCGCACGTCCTCCTCATCCAACCACAGGCGGCCAGTCACGGGCTTACGCTTACGGCAGCAGACACAATTATCTGGTACGCCCCGGTAACATCGGTGGAGACTTATCTACAGGCAAATGCCCGTATCAACCGCCCGGGCCAGAAGAACGCCATGACCATCGTCCATGTGCGTGGTAGCGAGGTGGAGAGCCGCCTCTACTCCATGCTGCAAAGCAACATCGACAATCACGAAAAAATCATCGACCTCTACCGGAGGGAACTTGACACTGTATAATGTAAGAAGTATAAGGAGGAAGTGGCCAAAGCCACACGAAGGAGCAAACAATGGCAGAAGTACCGATCAACGACCTCGTAGCTGTGTACCGCAAGCTGCGCGCAGCTATAGCGGAAGCCGAGGAAGAATTTGAAGTTAAGGTCAAAGACCTCAAGGAGAAGATGGAGGCAGTATCCGCCGAGCTTCTCAATTTCTGTAACGAGCAGAACCTAGACAGCATACGGACCCCAGCGGGTACGGTATCGCGGCGTGTGCAGACACGTTATTGGACCACCGACTGGGACCAGCTGTATAAGTTCATCGCAGAGAATGACGTGCCGTTCATCCTCGAAAAGCGCATCCACAATGGCAACATGAAACAAGTTTTGGAGGACAATCCGGACAGCCTCCCCATCGGCCTACAGGTCGATAACAAGTATGTAATCCAAGTCCGCAAACCGAGCGAGAAGTAAGAACCATGAGCAACATCACTATTTTCGAAGAACCATCCAACCTGCCCACTGTGCGCCGCGAGTCGCGCCGCATGGATCGCATGGCTACCCCGGGCGGGGGCGGCATGCGCCGTATCCAGCTTAGCAATGGTCGCGTATTTAAGCGCATCGTAGGCGGAGAGCAGATCGGCAAGGCAGTCCCTGACAAGCTGGACATCATCATCGTTGACTGGTTGGCTGAACCAAGCCGCAAGTTCTACGCAGGGGCCTATGACCCCAATGCCAAGGCATCTTTGCCTGACTGCTGGTCCAACGATGGTGTGGTGCCGGAAGCCGGTGCCAAGAACAAGCAAGCCGCCTCCTGCGCTGCATGCCCCAATAACGTGAAAGGTTCGGGTGCCGGTGGTAAGGGTAAGCGCTGCCGCTATGAGCGCCGCCTTGCGGTCCTCGTCGCTGGTGACCCGAGCGGTGACATCTACCAGATTGCTATTCCGGGTGCCTCGCTGTTTAGCGATAACGATGGGAACGTCTATGGCTTCGAGGGTTACAAGAAGTTCCTCCTCTCCAATGGCGAGGCTCTGGATACTGTCGTAACCCGCATGGTCTATGACGCCGAAGCTGACACCGCCAAGGTAGGCTTCAAGGCTATCCGCCATCTGACCGAAGCGGAAGTAGCGTTCATCGACGCTGCACAGGATGATCCGGCCACGGAACGATACACCAAGCTGACTGTTGCCGCTGTGGATGGTGCCAAGGCTGTCGCCGCACCTGCTCCTGTTGCTGCTATCGCCGCACCTGCTGAGAGCGCTAATCCGTTCGGTGATGACGAAGAGGAAGAAGTCGCAGCCGCCCCTGTCAAACGGGCCGCTAAGCCCAAGGCTGTTGCCGAAGTGAAGCCGGAACTGGCTTCCGTCCTCGCGGACTTCCTCGACGACGAAGATGATATGGACTGATTATGCAGGGATATACCATCCGCTTGGCGAAAGCCCTAGAAGCAGCTGACGGTAGTCTCCTTGGGGTGCAACTCGGGCGAGCTTGTCTCGCCCGGGATGTCCCGGTCTCCGTAGTTGCGGTGAACCTTGGAGTTACGCGTCAGACAGTGTACCACTGGTTCCTTGGAGTGAGTGAGCCAAGGGGCGCAGCCCGTGACGCTATCCAGACGTACCTAGCCTCGTTCGATTGAGGTTACATATAGAGCAAACAATAAGCGGGGCTTCCCGCGATGGTGAGTGATGCAATGCAACAACCTGATCTCTTGACCCTAGTGCAGCCAGCGGAAGGCTGGTTCGCCATAACGGGCATCAAGGGGACGGGTAAGAATGCTGACGTCCGTCAGGAGCTAGTGGCTACACGCGAAGAGGCAGATGCTCTGATCGAGCAGTATGTTGAAGCTGGCCGCAATGCGTTCTTTGGAGTGGCGAAATACAAGACGGGTGATAACCGCAAGAAGGAGAACGTCCTCGCGTTGAAGGCGTTCTGGCTCGATGTGGACTGCGGCCCGACCAAGGCCGAGATTGACCCGACCACTAAAAGACCTGATGGCTATGTTGACCAGAGAACAGCGCTCCAAGCGCTGCGTAAGTTCTGCAAGACGGTTGGCCTTCCTACCCCTACCCTAGTAAACTCTGGCGGTGGCATCCATGCCTACTGGCCATTGGAAGAAGCAATCTCCCGAAATGACTGGGAACCTGTGGCGGAGCGCTTCAAAGAGGTATGCCGCGCCCAGAATTTTTACGTAGACGACAAGGTGTTCGAGGTGGCCCGTATCCTGCGGGTGCCCGGCACGTTTAATTTCAAGGAAGCCGAGCCTCGTCCGGTGCAGTTCCTCCATGTAGGGAACACGACAACCATTGAGGAAATGCGTTCCATCTTTGGGGTGAAAGCTCAACCGTCGATCTTCGACGAGGACTATGTACCCACACCACGCCAACTCGCACTCCAGAGGGGTGTAGGCTACAGCTTCAAGCGCATCATGCAGCGCACCGCTAGGGGCGATGGCTGCAACCAGCTTCTCCATGCCTACCAGAATAGGGCGTCGATAAGCTATTACGAATGGTTCTATGCGTTGTCCGTGGCAGCCATGTGCGAGGACGCCGACAAGGCGGTGCACCTGATATCGAGTGGTCATCCGGACTATGATCCTGAGACCGTGGATAAGAAGGTAGCCACCATCCGGAAGGCGACTAGCTGTGCCAAGTTTCGCAGTGTGAACCCTGACCTGTGTGAGGGCTGTCCGCACTTCGATAAAATCCTAGGCCCCAAGGAACTGGGGAAGGTGGTCAAGGAGTCCGTCGAGGACGCCATAGAAGTGGAGACCTCACCCGGTGTGGTCGAGCAGCTAGACATACCGAAATATCCGTTCCCGTTCTACCGTGGCGAAGGCGGCGGGGTGTGGCGCAAGCCACCCAAGGACGATGCCGAAGCTGAACCCCTGATGGTCTACGCTAACGATTTCTATGTCGTGAAACGTATGCACGACCCGGGTGAGGGCGACTCGGCGCTGATGCGCTTGCACCTACCACAAGATGGGCTGCGTGAGTTCACCATCGCCATGTCGAAGGTCACCCAGAAGGACGAGCTTCGCAAAATCCTCTCGTCGAACGGGGTGTACTCCTACGGCAAGCGGTTCGACATCCTGATGGAGTACGTACTCAAATCAGCAGAAAACCTACAAGACAGACAGAAAGCGGAAATCATGAGACAGCAATTTGGTTGGGTGGACGGTAACAGCCGGTTCGTTCTGGGGGATCAGGAGATCACCGTCGATGGCAACATCTATTCGCCACCTTCAAAAGCCA